AGAACTTCCTTATTTTGAATGTGCTCTCAATCTTTCTTACTTAGGAACTTTTCACAACCCTGACAAAGGAGAAGAGATTCATGGATACTTGAAAATATTCTCAAAAGTGATAAAAGAAGAGTTGAACATGAGAGAGGACAAATTCAGATACAAATATTCAGGAACTTTTGAACCAATTAAAACAGATTGGTCAGTCTCACCTTCTGAATTCAGAAGTCATGAATTCAATCTAGAGCATTGTCTCATGATAGGAAAAGTTTTGAGAAAGCACTTCTTGTCAAAGGGCTTGTCAATTGAAAAAGTTAGAGAGGCTATCATAGATAAGCTGAAGAGCGTGAACTTTGTAGACTTAGCAACATTCAAAGCTTCTGCAAATGACGATGAATTCTCTTATGATGACGATCTAGACTATGATAACTACATTCAACCAAAAAGAAATAAAGCTCTAGCTGAAGTGCTCAAAATGCTCAAGGACCTTGATGAGGACATATCTTGCCCATTCTTGAGAATCAACAAATTAATGACAATGTTGATAGAAAGAGGAGGAATAGTAGCAAACTTATTCAAGAAGCAACAGTTGACTGGAGTAAGGGAGATATTTGTGTTGACCATGTTATCCAGAATCGTAGTTCACTTTTTAGAAAAAGTTAGCAGAACGTTGTGCGAATTATGTGACAATGAGTATCTGACAAAAGGTATAGAGAAAACTGGATCAACGATTGCTCACTATAGAAAAGTCAGACAGAAGAAAAGAACCGATGAAGAAACTATAACAGTCTCTGATTCAGCAGATGCAACTACATGGGCTCAGAAATTTATAATGCCAGTATTCTCATCTGTTTATAGCCAATTGCTGGACTCTGACGATCCTCTGCTTAAAGTTTTAAATTCTGTTTTTAATCTAATGACTGATAAGAGGTTAGAACTTCCAATGAGTCTCTTAGCTCTATTCAGGAAAAATCCTAGAGTGAGGAGTAGAGAAGACTCGTACATAAATGAGTTGAAAGAACAGTTTTTAGGGATCTCTGATCACTCTGATTTATTAGGGAAGAACTCAGTCTTAATGCACAACAGATCAAATTTCATGCAAGGAATTTTGCACTACACTTCCAGTCTAGTGCATTCAGGACATATGATGCTAATAACAGAGGTTATTGATTCTATGGCTAAATCTAATCTTCCCATGGATTGTAAGGTTGTCACTTCTACAAAAGTCTCATCTGATGACTCATCTAGAATGACCACCGTTATATATGATCCCAACACTGTCACAGCAAAAGAGCAGATGTTGATAAAAATATTCCTCTTGAACACTTCCGCTGTCTTAGAAGCATCTTATCCTTTATTTGGAGCAAAATTATCCTATGAGAAAAGCACTCTGATGGTTATGTGTGGTGTTGAGGAATTTAACTCTATGTGGACTGTGGTCAATACAGTAATGACTCCAAAGATCAAGTGGGCATTCTCATCTCAGATGTTGAAAATA